GGTGCATATTATGTTGGTGAGTGGACAAGGCCAATGCTGGTTCACATGCGTGTTGGCAAAGACACTGCATCTCTTGTAATAAATGGCCAAGAAGTTGTTTCTTTAAACTATTTAACTGAGTCACTTTCTTTACCTTCTATGTTAAATGAAAGTCTTAAAGATCAAGACTGGATAGGCTTTTACGCATATAATGATATATATCCAATAGAGGTTGACTGCGTTGGAATTTATCCATACATTGTTGCAACTGCTGTTGCAAAAAGAAGGTTTGTGTTTGGGCAAGGCGTTGATATTCCAGAAAACATTAATACATCTTATAGTGGAACATCTGTTTTTATTGATTATTCATTTGCAGACTACACCTCAAACTACTCATATCCAAAGGTAGGTTCGTGGAGTCAAGCCTTTAATGATAATACATCAATTGTAAATAAGTCTCTTTCTGTTTTATCTCACCCACTTCCAGAAACAGTCTTGTCATCAAAAACAGAAAAAGAACTTTTGTCAGATTGTGGTCTAGTTCAATCATCAGATACAAGAAACTTTTTTTCCTTTAGACCAAACACTTCTTGGAATAATGTTTCTGGTCATCTTTTCTTTAAAAATTTTGATTTTATAAAAACCCCAGTATCTGCTTTCTACGGTTGTTTTAGATTACCACAAACCTCAAGTTCAGCCCAAACACTTTTTAAAATAGAAAAAGAAAATACAAATAGTTATTTCAAGATACAACTTTTAAATAATCAAATATCTTATATTATTAATTATAACGGAATATCAGAAACCATCTATTCTCCTTTAGTTGCGGAGCCAGGAGAACTAGTAGACATAGGTTTAAACATTCCAGCATTTGTATCAAGATTTGGAAACCCAGCATCAGACTTTTTTGGATCTTTATCAGACCTAAGAATGTATGTTGGTGGAGACAAGAACGGTCTATCAACTTTTACTGGAAAAATATACAATGTAGGACTATGTACAGCATATAACTTTCAAAAAATTAGATCTTTGTTTAATGAGATAGGTGTTCCAGTATGGAATGAAGACTTGTTTGCTATTTACCAAAATAACCAGTTAATCAACATAGACGGAGGAATAGATACAACTTCTATGCCACCTTATGGAGGTACAACAGACACAGCAAATGGAGCACTTACTGGCGGTAGTGTGGTTGTTGCTGAAGAGGATTCCCTTTTAGACCATGTTGCAAGTTATACTCTTTTACCAGAGATAGTTTTTGATACATACAAACTTGCTGTATCTGCAAGCGCATATTGGGAAGATCAACTTCCACTAACATATTTTGCTGAATCCGTTCTTGATAAACGAGGGGACCAATATTTTGATCTTGACTTTATTCAGTTTAATATTGATTACCCAATACCATCAAAGACTGTAGCAATAGAAACAGATCCAGAGGCTTGGACATATGCAGAGTTATCAGATGAATACGGAACCCCAGTTCAAAGAACATACACATCACTAGACAATTACCTTTTTACTGGATACAATGATTACGATGATTTAAAAAATAAAATAGCAAAAGAATATAAATATGACACAGATGGATCAATTGTAAAAAGTTATGTAACTTTTCAATATACAGAATTGGGTGCAAACCAAACATACTATTATTTTACAAAAACAGAAAGACCTTCAAGAGATGGAGTATTAGTTCCTGGTTCAGACTGGATGACAACAAAATATGAAGTTGTAGATAATATGATTATATACCCACCAACTGGAGTAGACTTCAATGACTTGTCTATTGTTACACACATAGAAATGAATGTAAAAAATTCAGAAACAAACAATGTATTAATTAAAAAACTTTCTTATGCATCACAAGCATTTAATGAATCTGATGCTAGTCCAATTGGAACAAGGTTTGGAACATCTGTTTATCCATATACAAAGACTGGAATTTATTATAACTTTAAAAAGAATAATCCTTTTGCAATCTATACAGGATCATCTCCGTATCTTTATTTAACCAAAACAAGCGGAATTCAATTAAAAGGAAGGTATGATCCATTAGTTAATAGAGGTCTTATGATTCCTGTAAATGAAAGCAGAGCCGAAGGATTTAAGGCTATAGCAATGCAAATGGCCGTAAGGTTTGACGGAGACTATTTCCCATATGCACCAACACAGATATTTGAAATCCAAAGCAAAGATTCTTACATAAAATTTTACATGGTTGCTAATGATCCTTCTGGACGCAGAGCAAAAATTTACGCAATAGATGCAAATACTGGCCTAGTCCAAAACGGTATTGGATTTTATTGGAATGGAAAAATAGTAAAAGAGCCAGTAATAACTCTTCAAGAGTGGGGATTCCTTGGGATTAATTTTGCAAACAGTCTTAATTTTTCATTTTTTGAAGGGGCAGTAAGATTAACTGGACCACTACTATTTAACAGCCTTTCATACTATCAGTCTACTAATCTACAAGAAGTTCAGAACATAGCAGAAAGACCTTGGTTTAGAGTTAAGGTTTTGGGGTCTTCGCCCCTTGACTGGGAGTTCTGGGATAGTCCATCTTTTAACTGGAATAAGGTTCTTGTCTTATCAGAAACAAGTTATTATGGTGTAAACCCTTCAGATGTTTATAAGAGTTATACGGGCACAAACAAAATTATTGTAGATGATGATAGACCAGTTCGTTTTGAAGAGTATACATACACTATATTTACTGACGTAAAATGGAGTCAGTTCGTAGAGACCCCAGCCTAATATGGTATACTTGTAGTTATGGATTCCCTTATAGACCCAAAAACTGGTCAACCAATTGTAAAAAACGTTAGACGTCAGGTCATTGAAAAGAACTATGACTGGGGCCTTTATGTGTATAAGAAAGCAAATGGTAAATGGTTTACAGATGGAAACGGTTCTGTACTCAATATACCTTCAGATAAAAACGACTTTACTAGAATGGCAGAACTAAAAAAGACTGCAATGCATTACGGAGATCCAGGAGATGGTACATGCGTATTTGTTCCAGGGCTAACAAGAGTTTCAGAAGAAGAATATTCTGAGCAAGTTGATCGCATGAAGTCTGGACTTATACCAAACCTAAACGACCTTGGAGCAGTACAAGCAGCAAAAGATACAATTGCTAAGTATGGGGATGAGGAATAATCATGGAAGACAACGATTATGAGATTAGTGCAAGGATTGATGAATCAATAAAGAAAGATGATACTTTTTCAAAGTCAGATCCATTTAACGGAAATTGGGATTCATTAAAATCTCTTGACGGACTAGAAGCAAACTTTAAAAGACGCATAAGCAGATCTTCAACAAAGATGGTTGAACCAACAACTCAATACACAACTGCAGCACTTGCTGGAAAAAGCGGTATTGATGGAGCACAATCAAAAGAAATAAACCCAGGACTAGTATATATAAACGGCTATGGAATGTTTGATGTAATCACCCCACCATGGAACTTGTATGAGTTGGCAAACTATTACGACACATCTTTTGCAAACCACGCAGCCATTGATGCTAAGGTAGAAAACATTGTTGGCTTAGGTTATGAGTTTAAGGTTTCTCAAAGAACAATGATGAGACTTGAAGCATCTGAAGATAATAGTGCAACACAGAAGGCAAGAAAAAGAATTGAACGAGCAAAGATTGAGATGCGTGATTGGCTAGAATCTCTTAATGACGACGACTCATTTACAGCAACAATGGAAAAGGTTTATACAGACCTTCAGTCTACTGGTAACGGTTATCTAGAAATTGGAAGAACTACTCGTGGAGAGATTGGGTATGTCGGACATATACCAGCAACAACAATGCGTGTTCGAAGAATTAAAGATGGCTATGTTCAGATCATTGGAAACAAGATTGTTTACTTCCGCAACTTTGGAGCAAAGAATCAGAACCCATTAACTACAGATGCTAGACCAAACGAAATTATTCACTTTAAACAATACTCACCATTAAACACATTTTACGGAGTGCCAGACATTATGTCGGCAATTAACTCATTGCATGGAGACTCACTTGCTTCACAATACAATATTGACTACTTTGCAAACAAAGCAGTTCCAAGATATGTTGTAACATTAAAGGGTGCAAAACTCTCTGGAGACGCAGAAGATAAGATGTTCCGATTCTTACAGACAAATCTCAGAGGGCAGTCACATAGAACCCTATATATTCCATTACCAGGAGATAGCGAAAACAATAAGGTAGAGTTTAAAATGGATCCCATTGAAGACGGGATACAAGATGGCTCCTTTAAAGAGTATCGTAAACAAAACCGTGATGACATTCTGGTAGCACATCAAGTTCCATTGTCTAAACTTGGAGGCGGAGATTCTGCATCAATCGCAGCAGCACTTGCACAGGATCGCACATTTAAGGAGCAGGTTGCAAGACCAGCACAAAGACAAATTGAAAAAATGATCAACAAGATTGTCCGTGAAAAAACCGATATTCTTGAGTTTGTTTTTAATGAATTAACCTTAACAGATGAAATTGCACAGTCTCAAATTCTTGAAAGATATGTTAAGAATCAAATTATGACTCCAAACGAGGCAAGAGTTCTTTTGGATATGCCACAAAGAGAAGGTGGCGACGAGGTCTTAGATCTTAAAGCAACCGCAGCAGCAGAAGCAACAACTACAAGAGCCAGAGACTCTGCAAGAACAAATAATAATTCAGACAGCACTTCAACAGTTGCTGGAAGAGCACCAAAGGGAGAGGGAAGAAAAACTCCTTAATGTCCTATATGTCCATATTGTGATATATGTGTAAAAGGGGGCTTATAATATGATAGTGAGTAATATATCCAAAGCCCATTGGAACTCTAATGGGGAAAATTTGCGTCTTTCAATGCCTTTTTCAAAGGTAGACAAAGAGCGAAGAACCGTATCTGGATTTGCATCTCTAGACAACATTGACAAGCAAGATGACATTGTTACAGCAGAAGCGTCAATGGATGCCTTTGCAAAATTCCGAGGAAATATTCGTGAGATGCACCAGCCATTAGCAGTTGGTAAAATGGTTGACTTTAAAGCAGAAAAATATTTTGATCCAGAATCAAAAAAGTTTTATAGCGGTGTTTTTGTATCTGCTTATGTTTCAAAGGGTGCACAAGATACTTGGGAAAAGGTCCTTGATGGAACTCTTTCTGGTTTTTCAATTGGTGGAAGAATGAATAAATGGGATGACGGGTTTGATGAAAAATCAGACAAGGCAATTAGAATTATTAAGCAATATGATTTGATAGAGTTGAGTCTTGTAGATTCACCAGCAAATCAGTTTGCAAATATTGTATCAGTTGAAAAGGTTGATGGAGTCGATGTGTTTAAAGCAGATGCCACCGTACTTGAAAATGTTTTTTATGATAGAGAGTCTGGTATAGTACAGATTTCAGAGAATGAGTCAGAAGTAAGTCCTACAACAGGCAATGCTATGGAAAATATAGGTTTCGTTGAAAAAACGGATAATGAAAAAACAACAATGATAAAATTCTTAGTTGATAGTGCTAAAGGCATTAATACTTCTAAGATTAACAAGGAGGTACAACCTATGACAAAATCAAAAACACAAGTTGAAAAAACAGATGTGCTTGAAGATGTTATGGTCGCTCCAGAGGCAGATGCATCAATTGCAGAAGTTATTGAAGAAGTTGCTAAGGCAGAAGAGGTTGAGACAACAGATGTTGTCAAGGCAGACGAAGTTGTAGCAGAAGAGATTGCTAAAGCAGAAGATGCTGAAGCAGTCGAAACAGTAACAGAAGCAGTTGTAGAAGTATCTAAGTCAGAAGAGGTAATTGCAGATGCAGTTACTGAAATGAAAAATACTCTAGAATCAGCCTTTAGCGATCTAGTGTCAACAGTAAAATCTTTGCAAGCAGAAGTAGAACTTCTTAAGTCTTCAAAGGTAGACGTTGATACAGTAAAGGATTCATTTACAGCAGTTGCAAAAGATATTGCAACAGTTTCAAGTGAATTTAATGAATTTGGAAAACGAGTAGACGCTGTGGAAGCAGACACCGCATTCCGAAAGTCTGGAGATATCGGCGATATCTTTCAGTCTCAACCTGAAATGGTTGAAAAATCCCTATGGGGCGGTAGTTTCCTCAAAACAGCCGATCTATTCAAATGAAAAAATCACTAGGAGGTGACAATATGTCAGAAGAAATAATCAAAAACCAGCCAGGCGCTGAAGCAAATCTAGGAGGAGAAACTCCAGGTCTGTATCAGGGTCAAGGTGCTTTCGCATCAGGTGGTATTGGTGGAGTAGCAACACCAGGTGCAAGTACACTTGGAAATATTCCAACAGCAACCCTTGGATCTACAAGCGGAGCAAACGCTGTTAACCCTAGTGGTTCAGCGGCTTCTGGAATTTTGCGCCCTGAGCAGGCACGTCGTTTTATCGACTATGTTTGGGACGCAACAGTATTAGCAAAGGATGGCCGTCGTGTAACAATGAAGGCTAATTCTATGGAACTTGAGAAGGTAAACGTCGGTGAGCGTGTAATTCGTGCAGCAGCGCAAGCAATTGGTACATACACAAACACAGGTGCAACATTCTCTAAGGTCGAACTTACTACCAAGAAGATTCGTCTTGATTGGGAAGTAACAGCAGAATCATTGGAAGATGGTGTAGAAGGTGACGCTCTAGAAGATCACTTGGTACGCTTAATGACCAACGCATTCGCAAATGATATCGAAGATCTCGCTATCAATGGTGACGGAGCGACAGGCTCATTCTTGTCAATCATGGACGGATTTATCAATAAGGAAAAGACTGGAACAGGTGCTGGACAAGCACACGAGTCAGTTGTAACTGTAACAGATAACGCCTGGACACCTGAAGTTATGCAGGGAATCATCAATGCAATGCCACGTAAGTACCGTGCACTTAAGAACAATCTTAAGTTCTACGCAGGTACAGATGTATTCGGAGGAATCGTTAAGAATAACGGTACCCTTGCAGATGCAGTTGCAGAAGCATTCACTGGCCGTATGCCAGGAAGCACACAGTCAAACCGTCAGAACTATCTAGATGGACTCGGACAGACATTCGGTGGAGCACGTACAACACGTGTTCTCGGAATTGAAGTTCAGGAAGTTCCTTACTACCCAGCAGGCTTTGTCGACTTGACATTCCCTGCAAACCGTGTATGGGGATTCCAGCGCGACATCGTTGTAAACCGTGAGTACGTAGCAAAGAAGGACACAATTGAGTACACAGTATTCGTCCGCTTTGGTATTCAGTGGGAAGAAGAGGATGCAATTGCATTCGCTGATTCTGCATCAGATTCATAATCTGTAATCAGTACCTTTAATGGGGGGCGGGAGTTCACTCTCCTGTCCCCCTTAATACTTTAATGATATAATACAAACAAGGAGGATACAATGGAAAATAATAATTATAACAATCCGTTTTCAGCAGAAAATGCAGAAGAGCATGACTATGTCGAAGCACCAGTAGTAGAAGTTGCAGTAGAGCCTACAGTAGAACCTGTAGTTGAAGCAGTAGTTGAAGCAGTGGTAGAAGCACCAGCAGTAGTTGAGCCAGTTCAAGCACTAGGCTTTACAGAGACAGGTGCTATTGGATCAATGGCAGCAGACGGCGCAAGTAAAACAATTAACACAGATGTAAACCTTTCAGGAAAGGTGGCGCTTCACTCAACAAAGAGCGTTCACTGGCAAGAAGTTGGAACTCTTAGCAGAGGATATAATATCGTAACACAAAAGCAAGCAGACAAGTGGCTAACTAGATCACATGTTAGAGTTGCTACACCAGAAGAAATCCAGAAGGCTTTCGGATAATTAAAGATGGAGATATTGAGAGTTTCGCCGTATTCAGATATACCTGTTAATTTTGTAGTTCCTGCGGGAATAACATCATCAACTATAACTGTTAATATAACTGATATGGCGGATCTCTCAGTATCAACATTAACATTTTTAAATAAGGTATCAGGAAACAATCTCAGCATATCTTTACCAGGTAAATATGATTCATCTTATAGGGTTGAGATTGTTAAAAATCTTGGGGCAGTTGGAGAAGCAATTCTTCAAGATGAGACTTATGAAGTTGTAAGACCATACGTTGACCCATTAACAAAAGCAAGCACTGCATCAGACATATCAAAATACTCTGTAAATGAAGAAATTGCAAGAGCGGTAATAGATTCTGTAATTCCAGAAGGATTTTATTATAAGAAAAAAGTTTTACACTTTGAAGGAACTGGAGCAGATTATCTTCCAGTTTGGGATGATGTTAAAAAAGTTTTGACGGTATATGAAAACAATAAATTAGTAGAAGATAGAGAATACGAAGTCTCGTCAGACAAGACAGCAATTATTGAAAAGTCAACAGACAACATTAATAGAGCAGAATCAGCACCACTAGTTTTGCCTGCAGCAGCATCTGACTCCCTAGATCCTCAGTTTATCTATAGAGGGTTTGGAAGAGGTTGGGATTATCTAGTAACTGTTGAGCATGGATATACTGCAGTTCCATCAGACATTGTTAGAGCAACAGAAATGCTTGTTCACGATATAGAGTGTGGCAAATTAGATTATTACAAGAGATTTATTTCTTCTTACAATACAGATCAATTTAGAATTCAATTTGACAAGGGTCTTTTCGAAGGAACGGGAAATATAATTGTAGACAAGATACTTTCAAAGTATGCTAAGTCTATTACAAAACTTGGGGTGTTATAATGACAGTTTGCGAAACCCCAGACTTTATGTTTCCAATGCAAGCATCTGTTTATCATCCAATAATTAAGCAGGGTGATTTTGGAGCAATAAAAAAGCAATGGGTTCTTGATAGAGTCTTTGCTTGCAGTTTTTCTTCTGGAGGTTCAGCATTTAAAGAAGAAGTAAAGCCAAATGTAAACATAACACAAAACTCGATATTGGTTGGAAGAGTAAAATCTGACATAAGAATTTCTTTGCTAGATAGCAAAAACGCATTAACAAACATATTGATTACAGATATTAAAGACCAAGAAGGAAACTTAATATATATGGAAACATCAGGACCTAGGTCTGGCAAAGGAACACTTTTTGAACTAGCAACCTATGAACCATTTACAGGGCCATTTGGAAATATTGAATCTTATAAAGTAGTAATAAGAAGATCAGAAAATCAATCAGGTGATGTATGATAACAACATTTAATTCAAAACAATTTAAAAAAGATATGAACAATATTGTTAATTATTCTGTAGGATTTTTAGAGGGTATCCAAAGAGGAAAGACTGTATTCCTAAAAACTCTAGGAATGGAAACAGTAGAAATAATGAAAGAGTTTATAGACTCAAACGCAAAAGTTAATCCACAAATGCTTCATCATGTTTACGAATGGACTATGACTGGAAGCCCAGAAGCAAGACTATACGATATTTCATACACAACAAGCAATCTAGGACTATCTTTTAGATCATCTTTTAGTCAGTCTAAATCTATTAAAGATGGATCACGTACACCGTTCTACGATAAAGCAAGAATCATGGAAGAAGGAATTCCAGTTACAATTAGACCAAGAGTCGCACAGGTATTAGCGTTTGATGATAACGGAGAAACAGTGTTTACAAGAGGTCCTGTTGAAATTTTAAACCCTGGAGGAACAGAAGTAGAAGGCGGTTTCGAAAAAGTCTTTGACATGTTTTTTAATAAGTATTTCTCACAAGCGTTTTTAAGAACAAGTGGAGTTGCAAGGTATCTTGAAAATCCAAAAGTATATAAAAAAGATATGCCAGCAGGAAAAAGAATTGGCAAGTCTAAAGGCCTATCAACTGGATATCGCTGGATTGCTAACGCAGGAGTGGGTGTATAATGTCTGCATTAATTCATCATCCACCTACAATTATTAACGCCTATCTAGCAGAAAAAATAAATCCTGGGTTTAGTGGTCAAGGAACAACATATTTTTTCCCAACTCTTCCAACAGAAATTGATGCACTAACTGAAACATTTCCACAAAGCAATGGGGTATTTGGGGTATACGACAGAATGTTTAAGATGAGAAGAACCCCATTCCCATACATTAAATGTGAGCAACTTCTATACTATTTTTATTCAGTAGGTGATGACGCACAAAAGAATATGGTCATAACCCAGCAGCAGGTAAGTGACCTTCTGGATAATGGAGATGACTCAGCAAAAGATTTAAATGAATGGGCAGCAGAAAATCCTACATCCTGGAACCTAGAATCCAAGCCAATGTTCTTCCATAACTTTAAGATCTACCAACTAGAAGAAACCAGAGATATAGTTGACTTTGGAACAGCCCGTACCTATGCGGGGAATAAAATCATCATAGACTATGATTGGCATGCTAATTAATTTATAATAAAGAGGTAGTATAATTAGCATGAGGAAACAACCCCCTTCCAATAAAATGAAAGAGGTGAAAATATGGCATACAGCCGTGGTTCAAGTAGTAACATCATCGTAGGTGCAGCAGCACTATTTACGCATGATTCAGGCCCAATCGGATATGTAGACGCAACAGGAGCGATCACTGATACACAAGCAAGCACTGATCTTCCAGCACTTACAGCATCCACAACATCCTATAAGGAAACTTTGTCACTTGACGAAGATTACACAAATATAGGATACACATCAAATGGTTTGGAACTCGCATTCCAGCCAGACTTTGGTGATGTAGCAGTAGATCAACTTCTCGACGTTGCTCGTTTATTCAAGCAGGGTATGACAGTTAATCTAAATACATCTTTTGCAGAAGCAACACTAGAAAATCTTCTAGTAGCAATTGCATCAAATGAGGAAATCGCAACAGCATCCAACCTATCGACACTAAGAATGTCAGCAGGAGATATTGGTGACGTTCCACTAGAGCGTGGTATTGTAGCAGTAGGACCAGGATCTGGTTCAGCAGCGATCAACAAGGAAAGAATCTATGTAGCATACCGTGCACTATCAATTGAGAATGTGACAGTATCTGCAAAGCGTGACGAGGCTTCAATGTTTGAAGTTTCATTCCGTCTTCTTCCAAACGACAATGCGTCATACGGTAAGATCGTAGACCGCACACTAGCAACAGCAGTATAATACAACTTAATATATGAGAGGCTCAATCCTTCGGGGTTGGGCCTTTCTGTTTGGTATACTTATATAATGGCAACAAAAATATATGAAACAAAAAAAATATCACTAGTAGATGATAGAGTTATTATTGCTGCCCCATTAAAAATAAAATACTTAAGAGAATTTTTAGAAACCTTTGAAAAAATTAAAGAAGCAAAAAGTGATGATGAATCAATATCTATTTTGGCTCAATGCGCTCTTATTGCAATGCAACAATATTGCCCATCAATTAAAACTATTGAAGATTTAGAAGACAGCCTAGACTTACCAACTATCTATGATGTTATTGATGTTGCAGCGGGAATCAAAATTAATGAGAAGTCAGAAGACACTGTTAAAAATCAGGCAGTTGACAGTGGATCAACATGGGAAACCTTAGACTTGGCAAAACTAGAGTCAGAGGTTTTTTTGATCGGTATATGGAAAGACTATGATCAGTTAGAATCATCAATGTCTATGCAAGAACTAACAGCCACACTAAAGATAAAAAGAGAATTAGACTACAGTGATAAAAAGTTTGCTGCAGCAATGCAAGGTGTAGATTTAGATAAAAATTCTGGTAGCGGTAATGAATGGGAAGACATGAAGGCTAGAGTATTTAGCAAGGGTGCAACAGGAAATGGAAATGATATTCTGGCCCTACAAGGAGTAAATGCTGAAAGAGCAGGGTTTGGCATTGGCATGGGTATTGATTATGAGGTTTCCGAATAGCCAGAAATAAGCCTGCGCTATGGTATAATTAACTAAACCTTATAAGGAGGAATAAATGGCAATCGCCACTGAAGAAAAGACAGTAACTCTGATCGATGGAACAAAGATCAAGGTAAGACCACTTAAGATTTCTCTACTTCGTCCGTTTATGAAGAAGTTTGAAGACATTGCAAAGGTCGCAGAAGATAACGAAAAGTCTATGGATTTGTTAATGGACTGTGTTCAAATCGCAATGAAACAATACAAGCCAGAATTGGCAGAAGACAAGGAAGCCCTAGAAGAAAATCTAGATCTTCCAACAGTATACAAGATTGTCGAAGAGGCATCAGGAATTAAACTTTCTGACGCATCACTACTTGGCAACCTTGCAAATAACTAAATAAAGAGGTGTTAATGGATGGCTGATGTAGAATCCAATATTCATGTAAATATTGATACGTCTGATGCTTTAGCAAGTCTAAAACTTCTACAACGTCAAATATCAGCCTTCCATACACAAATGGCAAAGTCTGGTACCGCAGCCTCAGCGGTAGCAGCAAATCAAGCACAGAACTTGATGAACAGCATAAATGCTACTGGAAAATTCCAAGCATCTATGCGAACAGTAACATCAAGTACAGAGTCTTTTACTAATGCTTTAGAAAGAAACAAGTTAACATCTAGAGAATATTTTAGATATACTGGAGCAGCAACAAAAACTTTTGGAAGACTGTTTAGATCTGAATTTGAAACATTAAATAAAGTTGCACGAGAGCGTGTAAAAGATATACAGACCCAGTATGTAAAAATGGGCAGAGGTGCCAATGGAGCACTACAAGCAATTGCGGTAAGACCTCTAACGCTTGATATGAAAAATCTGGGCACACAAACAGCCATTGCTGCACAGAGACAACAACTACTTAATCAATTATTAAGACAAGGATCAACCAATCTCCTAAACTTTGGTAAGAATACTCAGTGGGCAGGACGTCAGTTAATGGTTGGTTTTACTGTTCCACTTGCAATGCTTGGTACAGTTGCTTCAAAAACATTCATGAAACTTGAAGAGCAGGCAATTAGATTTAAGCGTGTGTATGGAGAAATGTTTACAACACAAGCAGAAACTGATGCAATGGTTAAGCAAATTCAAAAACTTGCAACAGAATATACTAAGTATGGCGTTGCAATAGAAGACACAATGAAAATGGCTGCAGATGCTGCAGCAATGGGCAAGATGGGTGCAGAATTAGTTGCACAAGTTGTACAGGCAACAAGGCTTGCAGTTCTTGGCGGAGTAGAACAAACGCAGGCATTAGAGACAACAATTTCTGTAACTAACGCTTTTGGCGTTGCAGCAGAAGATCTTGCAAACAAAATTGATTTCCTTAACGCAGTTGAAAACCAAACTGTAGTATCTATTGAAGATTTAACAATAGCAATTCCAAAGGCTGGACCAGTTGTTAAGCAACTTGGTGGAAACGTTGAAGACTTAGCATTTTTCCTTACAGCAATGAAAGAAGGTGGAATCAATGCATCCGAAGGCGCTAACGCACTTAAGTCTGGTCTTGCATCATTAATTAATCCATCAACAAAGGCAAGCAAGTTTCTTGGAGAACTTGGCGTAAATATTAAAGGAATTGTTGAAGCCAACCAAGGAGACATTAAAGCAACTGTTGTTGGGTTCGCACAAGCACTTGATACTCTTGACCCACTTAACCGTGCTCGTGCTATTGAACAACTATTTGGTAAGTTCCAGTTTTCAAGACTTTCCACACTGTTTCAAAACGTAACAACCCAGGGTACACAAGCACAGAGAGTCTTATCATTAACAAAAGCAACTACAGAAGAACTTGCAATCTTGTCACAACGAGAATTGGATAAAATTCAGAATACAACAACATACAAATTTAAAAAATCAATGGAAGATTTAAAATTGGCTATTGCTCCAGTAGGAGAACAATTCTTAAAAGCATTAACCCCTATTGTTGAGTTTGTTGGGAAAATTCTTGACAAGTTTAATAACTTAGGAGATGGTACTAAAAAATTCTTAACTATTCTTACAGTTGCTCTTGCTGGTGTTGGACCAGTTCTTTTAATGGGATTTGGTTTGATTGCAAACGCTGTTGCTAATATAATTAAAATGTTTGCAGGATTAAAATCTATGTACAACAGAACGGGTCAATCAAGTCAAATATTAGGAGAGCAGACAAACTATTTAACTAAAGAACAGTTAGAGGCATCAGCAGTTGCAGCATCACTTGATCAAGTTCATCAAAGATTAAGACAAACCTTTACTTCTGAAACAGCAGCAGTTAACATGTTGGCAAATGCATACAGAAGAGCCATTGCAGCACAAATAGGATTTACGGGTCCCAGTGCTGGAAAGCGCTTGCCTACACCTAAAAAATATGGTAAAGGAACAACAAGCGTTCCAGGAACTGGAAATAAAGATAGCGTAAACGCAGACCTAACTCCTGGTGAAGCAGTAATCCCTCAACAATCAGCACAGGATCCAGCAAATAGACCAGCCATTGCACACATGGTTGCAGGCGGAAGAGTTCAAGGATTAGCATTTGCTCCTGAAGTAGCAGCAACAACAGATGCTAAATCAGTTGCAATTAATGAAACACACGTAGGCGGACGCAGCGAGCCAAG